AGTCCATACCTCCCGACAAAGATACAACGATATTTTTCATTAGTTTCTCCATAGATGAAAGCGGTGTGTTATTTTGAGTGGTTAGCTTTCATAAACCACTTACTGACGCATAGTCTTTGCTGTCATTACCGTTGAGTTCCAGATAGGATTACCATACAGCAATATATTGCTAGATGCACGGATAGGGTTAATATCAATACCACCCCGACGGGTATACAAGCATGCAACGATTAGTTCTTCGGGTTCGAGAAGCTCATCTAATCGTTTATATACACATTCACAAATCTCTTCGTGAAAGTGATTCTCTTTACGCATTGATACAATATACTGCATCAACGATTCTGGTGTAACCTCTCTTATACCTTTAGTGTGGATGTAGATATCACCCCAGTCAGGCTGATTAGTTACACGGCAGTTAGACCGCAACGAATGAGATTTAAACCGCTTAGGTCTATTATCACTCACTACAACATCAAGAATATCTGGACTTTCATTATAGTGATTAAACTCAATAGACTCAACATCTACATAGTCTTCAAGTTTAATCCACGAACCTTGCATAGGATCAGCATAACCACTAGTCTCATCGAGGTGAAGTGTAACAGCCAGATCTTCTACTTCTTTGCAACCAAGAACTTCGCTAAGATCTGACCATACAGTCTCTTCTACATTATAAGCAGCATCACTAATAGTTGCACCCATCTTAGCCATATTAAATGAGTTAAGATAGAGTTTAGCTGACTTTGACTCTACAATATTAGCAGAATCAGAAGGATACGACCAACGCAGCCAGCCACTTACAGGAAATCCATTATCCAATAGGCATGAGAACTCATAAGAGTTCCAAGTATCAATACCTACAAATGGTAGGTCTTTATCATCAATCTCATATTGAGTGCGGTTAAGATGACGAGGAATACCAACAAGGAGACTCGGATCAATCTGATCAGGAGTCTCATAGCGCATCATCGTCTTACCATCAGATGTTTTGCCTAGTACTTTACTAGCAATCTTTTCAATCTCATCCATTCGAACGCTCCTCAATCAACGCATCTCGTGCAAACTCTAGAAATGTGATAGCCTTGTTTAGATCAAACAGAACATCGTCTTTCTTACCCAGACGCCACAGATACTTAAACGCCTGATAGCGATTATAATCAGTATACGGATCGTTCTGATGCTCTTTGCACAGCTGACGAATAACAGCAATGCACTCTACAGAACCTTCTGACTGACTATAATGATTAGGACGAGCGTCACCCGTCTCTTCAATTTCTTCTTTATACGAGTTCTTCAACAAGTTTCTCCTCAAGCACTTTTGTCCACATCTCAATAGACAGTTTACGTAGATTATTAATCAACATAGCTTCTGTCTCACCGTGTTCGATATTGTAAGTATTATATGCAATAATCTTACCGCTGTCAACTTCTTCCGTTACTTCATGAATAACACACCCAGTAGATGACAGACCTAGTTTAAGAGCCTTCTTCTGAGGATCTTTACCCTTCAGTTCAGGATAGTTAATAATATCACCGGGGTGACCATTATACATCGGCACCGAAAGCATCGGCATAATACGAAGATAGCCATGCAACGTGATAACAGGTTCACCACGCCAGGTAGAAATCATATTGATATTCTGCTGAATAAACTCAGGTAGCTTGTTATGCTTCTCTACAAACACAGACGAATGACGCTGTAGTTTAGGATGCCAAGATTTCTTATCTTTATTATCAGTAAAAATAAAGTCAGGCCAGCGACCGATAGCTTCTGAAATAGCTACGATCTCTGAACCTGACTGACTGAACAAAGCGAACCATGGTTTCATGTACTCATCTCCTTGAACTTTCGAATATTATATTCGATATCATCCCAACAGTCAACTACATTCTCGTTAATCAATGTGAATAGTTTTACTGACTCTTTATCTGATAGTCCATATTCATAGTACCGAATACCTTTCATACCATGAATAACAGGGTTAGAAGTATCTAGAGAATCAATCCAGTTATAAGCAGGGTGTTTATAGCCTCTAAACTCTTGAGGTAAACCACAACCAAGTAGATGGTGAGGTTTATTAGTATTAATAATATCCCTTGACACCATCTTATACAGAGTATTCTGACGACCGTTCATCATCTTGACATACTTATTAGCACCGGGTTCGGTCTCTTGATAGAACGGATGATTGAAAGAGATAGCAACTTTCTCTACACGGGGGTGAAAAGCCAGATACCGATAACACCTAACAAGATCAGAATAAGTACTCCCCTGGGCGACAGCAATAACTTTACCAGGAAGCTCAGGATATGTAGCGATAAAGCGATCAAAGCTATCAATAGTAGCATCTGCATTATCAAGTACATCTGGTACGATGTACCAATCTGGCTTAAGATAATCCACCCATTCTGCAAAAATATCTCCATTGAAGGCTTCTCCTAACTCGAAGATAGAGTTATCTAGAAGCACCTCACGGCCTTTCTTCTTAGCCTCTACAAACTTCTCAAGATACTCTTCGTTTTCTTCAAACAAATGTACTAGTGCATAATCATAATCTGTAAGAGCTTGAACTCGCTCAAAAATACTAAGTGGACATTCATGTGCGATCTTCACTAAATAGCTCCTTTTTGGTCTTCTCATTCAATGTGCGAAACTGCTGAATGACCTTGGTACGATCATCAGAGTTTAGCTTAACAATCTCTGTAACGCCAGAAATCTTTTCTTCTAGCCAGAAGTTTTTAGGATACATTACCTTAAAAGCTTCTTCTACACCCTTACAGAACTCAATATCGTGATGATAGACAGCAGCTAAGACACGAGCTTTATAATGAGGATACTCAGAAGTGATCCAATCAAGTCGCTTCTGAGCATCGTTATGTCCGGTATGTCCAATTTTTTGAAACACATCGAAGGGCGGTCTAGAGTTCTCGAACTCTGCAAGATATGCTTTAGGCATTATACTTTAAGTCCTTCTCCAGAGAACATATAGTTAGTTGCAAACTTGTTAATAGCATCTGCACTGCGACACATCTCAAGTTTAATAAAAGCTAACTTCTTTGTCTCTTTCTTTGCGTGAGACGCTTCAATCATCTCACGCATTTTCTCTTTCTTAAGTTCTAGTGAACGCGCTGCATACACAGCGTTAACATATGATGAGAGGTCTTTCATTTACATATATCTCCTTCTGTACCTATAATATAGTGCTTAGTTGGAATAAATGCAACTGTTTTTTATCGAGGAGCAAATTCTTGCTGTAACTTGATGTTATCAAAGAATTCTTTCTTCACATCACTGTTATTAAACTCTCCCTTAAGAACAGTTGTTTGTGTAAGAGAGCTATGTGCCATAATACCACGGTTTTCACAGCAGCCGTGTGTTGCTTGAATGTATACAGCCACATCATCTGAACCTGTGGCTTTCACAATCTCACGAGTGATATCATTAGCTAGTTCTTCTTGCAGCGTTCCACGACGAGCACACCACTGTGCGATACGTGTATACTTCGAAAGACCAATAACTTTCTCACCAGGAATAATACCGATATACGCTACACCAGTTACAGGTTGGTGGTGATGAGAACACATAGACTTCAGTTCAGAACGAACAACAAGCATACCGTGATAAGCACTATCACCTGTGTTAGGAAACGCTGTCGCGCTAGGTGGAGTATCATAACGACCTGCCATAGTCTCATTGAAGTACATCTTAGCCAGACGACGAGCTGTACCCATAGAGTTAGGGTCGTTATGACGGTCAATCAGCAGTGCGTCTAGCACACTCTCAAATGCTACAGTAGCATAATCAATAAGTTTTTCTTTATCACCATTCTGTAGAAACTCAGAGATGTTATCTCCAGCCCAATAGCGATGTCCTGCGTCCTCAAGACGTTGACGGATAATGTTAGTCATTGACATAGTGTATTCCTTTACGCGAAACTTGCAAATAAGTGTAGCTGCATCTGGAAGATAAATCCATGCTTAAGTGCATACCGTGCAGCGTGTTCGTGGTTGCGTTGATTCGCTTCCATATTAAACAGATCTTTCTCCCACCAAGAGACTACTTCATCTACAGTAGAACGCTCAGCTAGTTCCATACGGTTCTTACCAGCACGGATAGCTTTAGCTTTCTCTGGCTCCTTGTTGTAGATATTCATAGGAGATATAAAGATGGGTATACCTGTACGGTTATGCCAATCGTGGGCCCATTGAGGAATAGTCTGATATGGGGAGTCAAACTCGGGTTGATCCTCTACAATAAACTTAAGACAATCAGCACGGGCAAGAGTAACAAGGTTAGGTTCCATATATTTGGTAGGAATATAACGCTTAAAACCTTCTGATATATCTACCTTTTCATTACACTTAGGTGAAATAACAACGGTGGTAGATTCAGGCACCTCAGGAGCAAAGACACCATTAGACTCAATTTGGGTATATCCATACAGTTTACTCGCTTTATCAAGCAGAGGATAGATCTGTTGTAGAGAAGGTTCACCACCTGTCAATACAAATACAATCTTATTATAGATTTCTGGAGGAGTTTCGTTGTTATAGAATTTGTTAATCTCATGCTCACACTGATCTAGGACCTCATCTACGGTCATCCAATCTCCATCATCGAAGAAGGCATCACACCATGAGCATCCTAGATTACATTTAGCAAGTCTTACAAAGATTGCTGGCATACCACGATAAGGACCTTCGCCCTGCATGGTATAAAAAATGCTGGTAACAAATAACTTGTCACCAGCTTCGGCAAAGTATTTTTTGCCGACGATTTCGTTTAATCCAAACATTTATTGATTTCCTAGTTTGAAGTGGAAGGGCACTATAATGTATTATATAGCTAATTTATTTCTTGGCTTTGGTAACATTCCAACCTTGACCGTTAGGAAGTTCGGTCCAGATAAGTTGATCACCAACATTCCATTTCATCTCATCTAGAAGTTCATCTGGAAACTCAATAAAGAGTTCTCCATTCTCATCAGCTTGAACCTCTACAAATTTCTTTACAAGAATCGCTTTAACCATTAGAAAAGTTCCTCATTCCATTCACGATGTCCTTCACGGAACGCCATATTTGATTGTGTCTCACGAACTTCTACACGATAGCACCACAGACGCTCTGCTTCTGCAGGACCCCACATATCTGGGATATACACACCATTAACATAGGAATAGAGCATGTCTGCTAAGCCCTCACAGCCCAGTCTGGGTAACACTGTAAGCTTAGCAAGGCTTTTTTCTTGTAAAAGCTTATAGGTATCAAGATGAGGATCATCTTCAGCGACAAGCAGTGTATGATCAAATTGATCTTGTAGAACGCTTTTAAGCTCTTTCAATCCACCATAGTCAGCAACCCAGTTACGTATGTCAAGATAGTCTGTACCAAACCAGAACTTCATAGAGAAAGCATAGCCATGAATAACATTGCAATGACTATCAGCTTTCCATTGGCGATAAGCGCAAGGAAAGGCATCTACATATTCTTTAGTAGAGGTGTACTTATAGGTGATAGGTTGCATCAGGTCCCCTTAATATTTTAGCGTTTGTTTCTCTAGCATAATCTTCAGCAAACTCTAGTTCGGTAAATGCTCTTTTAAAAACCCTACCCTTTGAGTCTTCAATCCAATAGATTGTTTTACGAGCTGCTTCGTATAATTCTATACCAAGACTAATAGTAAATCTACGGCTTTTTGATGTCCAAAAACGATGGTGTGTAAAGGGATCATTACGCCAAGCTACAAGTCTGTTATGTACATAAGGAAAGCTTTTAAACTCCTCAGTGCCAAAGTGTTTCATCTCTAGCTCACCATTCTCTCCACCACCAAGATACATCATAATATGATATTTCTTACCTGGAAGATCAGTATGCCAGCCCTTCAGCTTGATTCGCTCTTCTCGTGGTCTTTCATTTCTATATTGGAAGGGTGTCCAACCATAAAGGTCACCGGGGTCATCAAATACGTTATCTAAAAAATCATATATGTCCTGTTCGCGTTCCTCATTAACTCTTGAGAATTCAGCGAAGACAGGATCATCAAGATAGTCACCAGCCCATTTATTATGCTTCTGTTCTTTATGAGAGAGACCAGCAGGTGGAAAGTAATCTCTCATATGGTCAGCTACATCACTGGGTAGAAACGGTTCTATAACTATATGAGGCCATGGTTTATCATAATATTTGTATGGTTTATCAAAGATATACATTACACTTCTAGTTTTTTAATTCCCATGCACCAGTTTTCAGCAGCGTCGTTAGCGTAATGAATAGAATGTCCTCTGTAAGCTTCTTCAAAGAACTTTTTACCATCAGCAGTAAAAAACTTCACATAAGGATATTCTTCTTTGAAGTCAAAATGAACCTCACAATAACCACGTGATGGTGGATCAGCGTAGTATGTGGAAAGCTTTCTACCCATTTTCGATCTCCTCTACCATTAGGTCTCGCATTTGAACAGCTAATTTATCTTGTACATCATTCTTACTATGATTAACAAATTTATAGGCTAATGTAATACGCTCAGATCCAGAATAGGCAGCATGCCAGCAGTGGTGCTCAGGTTCATCTTTTCTACCAAAATAATAATGACGACACTGCCAGCCTGGTTTATCTTGAATATGAACTATTTCTTTCTTCTCATTATCCCAATAACGAAAATAACCATTACCGTCTTTAGACCAGGTAAACAATACTTGGTATGCGTTAGCATTCCAGTTTGTATGCCACCCTACAAAACCACCAGGTGGATAATAGTTTAGAAGCGCGGATGTATGCCCTCCTAATTCTTGTGCAAACTGGTATTTAACTCTATCACGATACTCAGCAAACTTTTCTGGATTACGATCATAAGCCATACTAATAGGCATCGCCATGTGTTCTTCAGGAAAGCCTGAGTGTTTATCACCAACTGAAAACTGATGTTTAAGATACTCTTCACCACAAAAGTATTCTGGTTTTTCTAATGCTTCTTTAGAAGAATACGTTTTGTATTCCTCTTGGTAATAACCATCAATACTGTAGAACATATCTACAAAGCTATTTAGAGTTTCAAGGATACCTTTATTGCGAATAGTAACTTCAGTCATTAATAAACTCCGTCATCTTTGGATAGATTACAGCAATCGCTTTTCCTACCTCTACTGCGAGTTGCATGTGTTCCTGCTGAGTTCCATTCGCTGAGCGAAGCTCAACATAATGAATCCAACTTCTGATAGTCCCGTTAACGTAGAGCTTTGATAGGGTGTTTCCTTCTGGGAGGACTGCTCTCGCTTGCTCTTTGGCGATCCCATTAGAGATTGCCCAGTTGTAAGCTGCTTTCGCTGCATTAATTACCTCTTGCTGTTTGTTGTACCACATACCTTGGATTGCACCGTCGCGAGTCTCAATAGAGTTCTGACGGTTCTTCGGATCTTGCATACGAGCGTCTCTTAGAACAAAAGTACTGTCAAGATCACGGACGTCAGCATACCGCTGAGAAAACTCTTGGAATGAAAACGACCGATGGCGGAGGAGCTGTCTGGCAATGTCTCGGGTTGTTGTAATTTCGAGACAGGCTGACGCCATTTCGAATGGGCTCCAGTGTTTGTGTTTGATGAGGTAATCGAGTAGCTTTGAAGCTGTCTCGGAGTTAATCTGGTTCGATGGATTGGAGACACGGGCGCAATACGCGATGAGATCTTCTGGTGTGTCGACACCAATGAATGCCCCAGGTGTGGGTTGGCTATAGGATACAAGTTTGGCCTCCATTAAGCATCAGCCTCTTGAGTCATCTTATGAGCATATCTCTGACGTGCAAGCCACAACTTGCCATCAACCTTGATTCGAATAAAACGCTTATTGGTTTCGTTCTTGTTTGGGTTAGCAATAGTGTAATATACATCTCGACCTTTTGCAAGAGCATCTTGCTTGTATAGCATCCGTTGCGCAGATGTGTGCATGCTAGCAGTCTTAATTGACGATGTGTGGATACCCTTTGATGTATATGGTTTGTTCGCATTACGCGATCTATGTTTCTTACCAGCCATTATCTACTCCATTTTAAAATCTTTAAAGCGTTCGTTCATTTCTGATT